AGCAAGTGGCTGTTAACCACTGGGTCGGGGGTTCGAATCCCTCTCACGGAGCCAAGTAGGAGAAACTAAAATGGAAAGAACCGCAGTAGGAAATTTATTTTTAGAAGCAGCAAAGCGTCGTCTTGAAGCGCAAATCAAAGATGCAGAAGCAAAGGTAAATCTCTATCTAACTCAATCAGTTGGAGTTGGAGAACACGCAGAGATTACAGAAGAACTTATCAAGGCAGCAGAGCAAGGTGCTCATGCTCAAGATGTTCTAGATTTTATCAACAAGCGCTGGAACTAAAATAAGCTCCCATAGTTTAGTGGTTAGAATGTCGGGCTTTCATCCCGGTGGCGAGGGTTCGATTCCCTCTGGGAGTACCAAAAGGAGGCGCAATGATAATGGAATTGCACAGGGCAGATGATAAAGTTGATCCGTTTGAGATGCCGACACAGGAAAACAAAGTGAATACAGACAGAAGTCAATTAAGGAGTTATTCGGAGTTGGTCAATCACCCCGATCATTACAACCAGGGAAAGATTGAGGTGATTGACGCAATTCAGGATTGGGGACTTGACTTTATCGAAGGGAATGTGGTAAAGTATGTAGCAAGGTCAAGGCACAAGTCGTCTCGTGTCGGTGATCTAAAGAAAGCCAGATGGTATCTGGATTATCTTATTAGACAATTAGAAGGAGAATAAAATGTCAGTTAAGGTTTCACTTGAACAAGTAGTTCAGCAACTTACAGAGGCACTTGCCGACGCAGAGAAGACCGATAGTGGTAATAAGGCAGCAGGTACTCGTGTACGCAAGGCAGCACAAGGTGCAGCGAATGCACTAAAGGAGTTGCGCAAGCAAGTTCTTGAAGTTCGTAATAGTGATTGATGTGGAAAACTAAAGAAGATTACGAAAAAATGAGGGACTCTATCTTATGGGTAGAGTCCCAATTTATTAAAATAAAAAAGAGGATAAAAGTGGGAAAAATAAAGCAAGTAGTCGAAAAGATAAAGACGGAAGAGAATCTAACGACTTCTGAGGTATTGACAAAATACCCAGATCTTGCTAGACTATTAGAACAAGAAGAGCAACAGGAGAAGCTTAATGAATCAGCAAGCGAACGAGTTCTTCTCAAAGGTTGAGAAGAAGTATGATGTTAAACTAAAAAGGGTTACTAAATGTCCGGTAACAGGTCGAGAAGGACAGCCAATGCCAGGGAATCCTTTGGTTTGGTATGTAGCCTACAAAGGCAATAAAGGCGAGCCAATCGTCTCACGATGGTCTTATTCAACAGGACGAATTGTAAGTCCATCAGCACAAGACACAAATGTCCTATAGGAGAAAATAAATGGAAAACGACAGCACACAGCAGAAGATGGCAGAATACATTCAATCCCTCGCAGCTATTGAGGATTGTATGCGTCCTTATCGCGAGTCTCGCAAGGAGCTTCGTAGGGACTTCATTCAGAACAAGTGGCTGGATAAGGATGAGATCTCAATGGCGACAAAGGCTTATCGTATGTGGGAGCAGAAAATTGACTTTGATGATTTTGCTAAGATTTTCGAAGCGGTAGAGACAAGCTTTATCGAAAAGGAGGGCGACAATGGTTCCGCTTAATAGGTTTTTGCTAGTCAACGTCGTAGAAGACGAAGAGAAGGAGAAGCCTTCTTTTTATCTACCTGACGATGTTGTGACAAACAAAAAGCCCTATGAGGTCGTGGAAATCATTGATGTCTCATCAGAGTCTAAGTTTGCCTCGGCTTTAGACGCGGGCGACAAGGTTGTAGTTGAAGGGCACATGCTTCGTAACGTTGTTGTGTTCGGCGAAAAAGCAACTTTAATTGAAGATAATTATGTTCTAGCGAAATGCTAAGGTATGTTGCGCCAGCTACTTTTGAATGCGACGAATTGGTAGTTGGTGCTACCTTGGAGGCGCTTACATTCGCTGAAAAAAGCAGCCTTCCTGTCTTAACCAATGGGAAGGCTGTTTATTTCAGCCATGAACTAATTGATGGCAAGAAAAAACAAGATGAAGTCGCTTCATTAAAAATGGCGGCGACTTTAGAAGGCAGACTAGCTTTTCCTTTTTGTGATAAAATCTTTTTGAGAGAAGGATACTTGTCAATCATTACCTCAACATCTTCTCAAAAGCTCTATTTTGATAAGATTTATTTGTTTGATGGTGAAGAAATCGAGAATCTAAAAAAAACAATTGTTCGATTCGATGTAATCGACATCATTAAAAAGAGATACCTACTCACACCACTACAAAAAATCCTTGAAACTGGAGAGGAAAAGTTTATTAAGAGAATAGAATTTGGAAAGCAAAACTTAGTTTATTGTTATTCAGATCTAACTAAAAAAGAATTAAGCTCCCACGATTACACAGAGTTTATGGCTAGAAAGAAAGCCGCTTGGTGGTTTAAAGAAAATGGCTACAAATCACATGTTAAAGGCAATGTTACAAAACTAAAGCACTTTAAAAGACTTAAGAGAGCCTATTACGATTTAGATTTACCAGATAACATAGTGGATAAAACAAATGAGTAACATAGACCATAGACATCTTGTTGGAATCGTTCCACTAGCAAAGCCTTACTCCATCTACAATAACATTTGGGATGATGGCTTTATCAACATTAGTGAGACTGTAAATGCTATTCAGGGAGCTATCTTAGAGTGTGCTTCGGCAGGCTGTAGCTCTATTTGGGTTAATGCCGACTACGAGCAAATCCCCTTATTAAAGAAAAGGATTGGGTCTTGGGTTGAAGATCCAGTCTATTATCGTAGATCTTTTGAAAAGAGGCCAAGCCTAACTAAAAGAATTATTCCAATTTATTATTCATGGAACCATCAAAAGGACATAGGCAGGCGAGATTCTTATGGTTGGGGTATCATCAATGCTGGTTTTGTAGCTACTAAAATCGCACAGAACATCAGCAAGCATTTGATTCCAGACCGCTTCTATGTCTCATTCCCGGTTAGTGTTACTAATTTTTGGCAACCACAACACCACAGAAAACAGATTCATCAAGGCGATAGGATCTGTTTTGTTCACGAAGGAAAGACATTCTTAGATGATGAATTTATTTCATTTATCATCACACAAGAAGATTTGCGAGAAGCAAATAGGAATGTAAAAGAGAAAGGAACTGGGTTTTTTATGAGGGACGCAGAACTAGGAAGCGGTTTAGACTCCCTAGTAAAAAGACCACCAGAAGAAAGATGGTCGGCAAGAAAGTTTAAGATTTCAGAGATCTTCTCATTCTTAGAGCTAAAAGACTTCGACACAATCGAAGGAGACTTCTACCATCGCATAGACACCTGGGAAGGCTACAAGAGTTTTATGAAGTCAGATAACCACTTTAGGAAGTTAAACACGAAGTACTTTTACAACAGAGGGAAACATAAAATTAATGGACACGAAGAAACTGAACAAAGACCAGATTATAGCTTCTCTAAGGAAGATGAATAGAGAGTTAATGGAGGAGAACGAGCATCTCCGTAGACAAGTCGCAGCCTTAGAAGAACTTGCAATCGACACCAAATCTGGTTATAATGAAGACATGTTTGAGGAATGGGAGGAGATAAACTTTAATGAATAATGCAGAACTTTACGGGAACATTCCAATGCAAGTCCTAGAACAGCTTGGATTCCCACTAAATTATCTCCAACTTAGCTTGGAACAAAAAGATCTTATCGACCATATCTTCGACGGAACAGCAGAGATTTATGCTAAGAATCTTAAGATGCAAGATGAGATTTACCATCTAGAAGATAAGGTCGCGGACCTACAACACGAACTCAACAACCTAGCAGGAGAATAATGAGTAACCAAATTAAATTCGTGGGTTTACACGCCCACTCTGTTTTTAGCGTTTTCGATGGCTTGGGTTTTCCGAACGATCACATTGACTTCGCCATTGAGAACGGCATGGATGCTTTGGCTCTAACAGACCACGGCAACATGAATGGTCTTTCTTATCAGGTACTTCACTCAAAGAAGCTACAGAAGGAAGGCAAGAACTTCAAGCCAATCTTTGGCATTGAAGGCTATTTTATTGATTCCGTTGCGAAATGGAAGGAAGAAAAAGCAGAAATCGACAAAAATAAAAAGGGTCGAAAGAAGAAAGAAGAGAATAGCGCAGTAGTTATTGAAGACGAGGAAGCAACAAAACGGCAGGAAAAGAACATCCTAAACCGTCGTGCTCACTTGGTTTTGCTAGCTCAGAACCAAACTGGTCTAAACAATTTGTTTACTTTGGTAAGTAAATCGTTTGACCCTGAGAACTTCTATCGTTATCCGCGCATTGATTACGACATGTTGCGGGAACACAACGAAGGCATTATTGTGTCTTCAGCGTGCATGGGTGGTCCTTTGTCAAAGGATTACTGGAACAACCGGGAGGAAGGTGATGAAGCTGTACAGCAGGCGATGGTCCAAACCATTGAAAACTTTACCGCTATCTTTGGAGATAGATTTTACGGTGAGCTTCAATGGAACGCAATCCCAGAACAGCACGAAATCAACAAGCACATTATCAAAGCTGCTAAAAAAACCGGCATTAAGCTCATTTCGACAGCAGACAGCCACTACCCTCGGCCAGAGTTGTTCAAAGATCGAGAACTTTATAAGCAACTTGGCTGGCTTGGAAAGTCTAAGCCAGACTATGCAGAGTCAACCCTCCCAGAGAGCCGAGAGGAACTAAAGTATGAACTTTACCCAAAGAATGGCGATCAAATGTGGGAGGCTTACAAGGCTTACTCAAAGCAGTGTGGTGTAGATTATGATGATGACTTTATTCGGGAAACAATTGAGCGCACTTATCAAATTGCTCATGGGCGCATTGAAAGTTTCTATCCCGATGCTACTGTTCGCCTACCTGATTTTGTTGTTCCTAACGGAAAGTCGGCTGATGAAACGCTACGAGAGCTATGTTTTGAAGGTCTTAATCAAAAGGGGTTGGCTTCCAAAGATGATTATTCTAAGCGGCTTCAAGAAGAACTAGAGGTAATTCAGGATCGTGGATTCTCTAAATACTTCCTAACAATGAAGGCGGTAGCAGATGAAGCAACAAAAACACAACTGGTGGGTGCTGGTCGCGGTAGTGCTGCTGGCTCTCTTGTGGCTTATGTACTTAACATTACTGGTATTGATCCCATTGAATACAATCTCCTCTTTAGTCGATTTTTGCGACGAGATGCTGTCGATTATCCTGACATCGATTACGATGTTGCCGACCCTATGGCTCTAAAGGAAATCCTAATCGACAAGTGGGGTAAGGATGTTGTTGTTCCAATTAGCAATTACAACACCCTACAGCTTCGTTCTTTGATTAAAGACATCTCAAAGTTCTATGGTGTTGACTTTAGTGAAGTTAATAAGGTAACTTCCGTTATGATTAAAGAGGCGACTCCGATTGCTAAGAAGGCACATGGAATTACAGCAGGAGTTTATACTCCAACATTTGAAGAGGTAAAAGAATACAGTGAGACACTTAAACTATTTCTTAGAAAGTATCCGCACATCGCTACCCACGTTGACAACCTTTATGGTCAGGTGCGATCTATCAGTCGTCACGCTGGCGGTGTGGTTATTGCTGACGGATTGAATAAACACATGCCGCTAATCAATAGTGGTGGCGTACAACAAACGCCTTGGAGTGAGGGACAAAATGTTAGACACCTTGAGCCTCTTGGCTTTATTAAGTTTGATATTTTGGGTCTTGCTTCACTACGAATGGTTGAAGGCGCTATCAGCCACATTCTTCGCAGGCACCATGGGGTTGAGAACCCTACGTTTGATGACATTAAGAAGTGGTATGACGAAAACCTAGATCCCAATGTTCTAAATCTAAATGACCAGAAGGTTTACAAGAACGTGTTCCACAAAGGAAAGTGGGCTGGCGTGTTCCAGTTTACAGAGAAAGGAGCCCAAGGTTTCTGTAAGAAAGCCAAACCAGAGTCGATCATTGACATTTCAGCTATTACATCAATCTATCGTCCAGGTCCGCTATCGGCAAAGGTTCATGAGCATTATGTAAAAGCCAAGAAGAATCCAATGGGTGTAAAATACTTGCATCCTTTAGTTAAGGAAGTAACAAAGGAAACCCACGGCTTCTTGATTTTCCAAGAGCAGATTGCTTTGCTTGCTCACAAGCTAGGCAAAGACCTATCACTTGACGAAGGCAACATGCTTCGTAAGCTACTAACTAAGAAAGGAACAGGCAAAGGTCATGAAAAGAAAGACGCTATCCACAAAAAGTTTATTGAAGGCTGCGTTGAAAAACAAATTCGCAGAGAAGATGCCCAAAAACTTTGGCAAACATTTGAATACTTTTCCGGGTATGGTTTTAATAAGTCCCACGCTGTCAGCTACAGCATTCTTAGCTATCAGTGCGCCTATCTTCTTACTTACTATTCCGTTGAATGGCTTGCAGCATTTCTCGATAAAGAACCAGAGGGAAGAAAGGAACAGGCTATCAACATTGTGCAAAGCCTTGGGTATCGAGTAAAGCGCCCTGACATTAATGAATCTGGACAGGTTTGGGAGATTAGTGCAGCAGATAAGAAGACACTGGTTCAGCCTCTTACATCTATCAAAGGTCTTGGAGACAAAGCAGTTGAGCAGATCTTACAGCATCGACCATTTAATAATGTGGAAGAGCTTTTGTTTAATGATGACATTGTTTATTCAAAGCTAAACAAGAAAGCTCTTGATGTTTTAGCTCGTTGCGGAGCCATGAACTCTTTGATGGATGAAAGGTTCACAGGCATGAAACACTTCTGGTCTGCCGTAGCTGTAGATCGTCCAAAGAAGGTTAAGGACCTGCTTGATAACATTGAGCTTTACAAACCTGAAGGAGACTTCAGTGATGTAGAAAAGGTTGAGTATCTAACTGGGCTTACTGGAATCTTCCCATTCAGCTTGGTTTTAAAGGATGATGTTTACGATAGCATTAAAAAGAATAAGATTCCAGCTTTGGGAGATTACGATAAGGCTATTGGTGTCGCTTGGTTTATTCCAAGGGAAGTTATTGAGAAGAAGACTAAGACTGGCAAGCCCTACTACATCGTTAAGACAATTGACGACACAAACAACCAGTTTGCGATTAAGTGTTGGGGTGTAAATCCTGCTTTGGATCGTGTAGCAATCAACCGTCCTTATCTCGCCAAGTTAGATTACAATGAGACTTGGGGCTTCTCTAGTCGGTCAATCTCACGAAATTGGCGAATGATTGGATAGTTATTAGGTGGAGGGATTGAAATGACAATCTATGAATTTATTTTAAAACACTCAACCTACGGAAAAGAACTCTTTGAAAGTAAGGAAATAATGCTAGCCCTTAGAAAAATGAATGAAGAAGAAAGGCTAAAATTTCTTAAACAGTGGGATGAAAAAAGAAAACCAAAGCCAAAGAGAACAAGAAAAAAGGTTGACAATAAGAAAGAAAAAGCTTATACTGATAAAACAAATGGAGGAAAAAGTGAAGCTAAAAGTGTACCGCGTAAGAGAAAACGCAAAACTACCAGTAAGGGCACACAAGACTGATGCTGGAATGGATTTGTTCTATTGTCCTGAAGACAACAAAGGAACAACACTTTTTTCACAACACACAAAGTTATTTCAAACTGGACTAAAGTTTGAAGTTCCTGAAGGCTACATGCTTGAGATCAAGAACAAGTCTAGTGTAGCTAGCAAGCGACAATTAGTGGTCGGTGCTTGTGTTGTTGATAGTGGTTATGATGGTGAAGTGTTTGTAAACCTTCACAACATTGGCTTCGCTAGTCAATACCTTGAGCCAGGACAAAAGATTGCTCAAGCTGTTCTAATTCCAGTATCTTACTGTGAAGTGGATGAGGTTGTATCAGACAATCTAAACGAAGGTTCAACTCGTGGAGATGGAGCCTTGGGTAGTACAGGTGATCGATAATGGTTAAAGTGGTAGATAGAAATTACTTTAAGAAATTCTTTGAAGGTAATACAAATCCGCATGTAATCAAGATGTTCAGCGACGGGTGTCATGTTTGCCATGACTTGGCACCCGACTATGAAAAGCTATCAAGTGAGCTAAATGACTACACATTCATAAAGTTTGATGTAGACACAGATAGTAAAGTCTCAGACCTATTAGCCCCAGATGGAGTACCAACCATTTACCTGTTTAAGGACGGTGTTTTGTCTGAGATTGACTATGGCGATGGCTACAGCTATGATTACCTAAAAGAATCTATTTTAAACGAAACTAACTTAAAAAAGGAGGATTAATGAAAAAGGGTTTAACTTATGATGATGTCTTGCTTGTACCACAATACAGTGACATAGAATCAAGATCAGAGGTTTCACTAGCTACCGATTTTGGCAGGGGGATTGAATTGGGGTTACCAATTATTGCTTCCCCTATGGACACGGTGAGTGAGGCAGACATGGCCAGCACTCTTGGAAAATTGGGTGGTATCTCAATTATTCACCGCTACAATTCAATTGCCGATCAGTCTGCCATGGTTTGGGTTGCAGCGCTTAAAAAAGCTTTGGTTGGTGCAGCCGTTGGAGTTAGTGGAGACTATAAAAAGCGAGCAATCTCCGCTGTTGAGTCGGGCGCAAAGGTTATTTGCATTGATGTCGCCCACGGTCATCACATTTTGATGAAGAGGGCAATTAAGGAGATTAGAGAGGCCCTACCTGACATTCACATCATGGCAGGAAATGTAGCAACCTTGGAGGGTTTCAATGATTTGGCTGATTGGGGGGCTGATTCTATTAGATGCAACATTGGAGGTGGTAGTATTTGTACTACAAGAGTACAAACGGGACATGGTGTTCCAGGGCTTGAAACGATACTCCAATGCGCCAAATCAGACCGAAATGCAAAAATCATTGCAGATGGCGGTCTTAAAAATTCGGGTGACATTGTTAAGGCTCTTGCTGCTGGCGCTGATGCTGTTATGTTGGGATCGCTCCTTGCAGGAACAGATTGTTCCCCAGGCACAATCTTCAAAACAGAAAGCGGCGAACTAAGGAAAACTTATAGAGGAATGGCATCTGCTGCTGCTCAAAAGGATTGGCGAGGTCATGTAGCCTCTTGTGAGGGTGTTTCATCTTCAGTTCCCTATCGAGGCAAACTTGCTGATGTTGTTAAAGAATTAGAGCGAGGCATTCGTTCAGGTCTATCTTACTCAGGTGCCCGTTCAGTAAAAGAACTACAAGCAAAAGCTCAATGGTTACAGCAAAGTAATGCTAGCACTACAGAGAGTTCAGCGCACATTAGGTTACGATGAGCAGACAAGGTAAAAAGAGAATCGTTGTAGAGATTGACGAACACATCCATGCTGAGTGGATGACTAAACTACACGACGATGAGATTACACAAACTAAATTGTTTAGAGCAGTCATGGAAGCATACATTAAAGATGACGCCATAATGCGAAAGTTCGTTGATAAATACAAAGAAAAATTTAAAATTCAATCAAGAGCAAAACGATACAGAATTGCTAAAAACATAGAGAAATCTAAGAAAGTAAAAGAAAGTTTAAGCATAACCGAAGATGAATTAGACAGCATCTTTGATGTTATTGAAAACCACCATTCGGAGTTATAATGGAATGTATAAGAAAAGAGGGAAAAGATTCACCATGTTGTGAGAAGAATTGTCGTCATTGGATTAATTATAATGAAGATAATAACTGTTGTTTGATTTCAGTAGATAAACATGGCAGACTAACCCTGCGAGAAGTAGCGGAAAGATTAGGTGTAAGCTATGTTAGGATCAAGCAGATACAAGATAAGGCTATCTCCAAGATCTCAAAAGAGAATTTTGGTGATGAGTGAACTATTTAATAATGTAACACTTTAAGGAGATTTACAAATGTCAAAGAAACCACTACTTTCAGAAGGAACTGCTCGCAGATGGGCAAAGTATGCTGGAATTCAGAACGAGTCCAAGGCTCTCTTAGAAGGCATGTACAAAACGGAAGAGAAGTACATGGAAGAAGAAGAGGGTCTAATGGAAGAAGAAGAGCCCATGGAAGAGGGCGAAGCTCTTGAAGAGGCTGATGTTTTAGCCGAGCTAGAGGCAATGCTAGCTGAGCAAGACGAGGAGCTAGAAGGCGACGAGCTAGAAGGCGACGACATGGAAGACATGGAAGACATGGAAGACGAGCTAGATGTTGATGCTGAAGAGGCTGAGGCTGGCGAAGCTGCTATGATGTCACAGGAAGATGTCGAGGCTGCTTTAAAGGCTGGTCTAGAGGCAATGGCTTCTGCCGTAGCTGATGCTCTAAAGATTAAGATTGATGTTCGCTCCGGCGACGAAGGCGAAGAGATGGAAGCCGAGGAAACCGAAGAGGAAGTCATGGAAATGATGGATGAGCCGGTGGAAGAAGAGCTTTACGAAGGCATCAACCGTGACGAGCTAGTCGAGAGAGTAATAAAAAGAGTTGCTGCTCGCTTAGTTAAAGAGTCCAAACAAAAGTAAAAACTTTGATTTAAAAGTGTTACAATAGAAAGGGCAGGGGACAAAACCTCTGCCCTTTTGCCGTTTAAATCACTATTTATTCAAGAGGTAAGTTATGAGTGCTGAATTAATTTTAAACCTTATCAATGAAGTGTTGAACAATCCAAAGATGGAATTAATCACAGAACAAGATGAAGACGGCAAAACTGTAATTAAGTTTCCTAAATTCAAGATTAACGAAAAAAACTGGGGTAAAGACCTAGAAACAGAAGATCGAGCAGTCATTGAAAGAATTGGTTCCCAATTAAAAGGTGGTACTCCACTCGACCGTGTTGCATACTTACAGGAATTTCTTACAGAAACCGAACAAGTTAAAGAAGATATAACTGTTGGTGAAATCATGGGTGCGCTCATGTTCTTAGACATTTTTGCTTCAATTGTTTTTGAGTTTAACGCTTCTGTGGCTGGCTTCTTATTTGAGGCTTTATTCGCAGGCATCTTTGAAGGTTTCCAAATTGAAGCTAAAGAGGGCGGTGGCGAAGCAGGTACAACTGATGTCGTTCTAAATGTTAAGCCAAAGGGTAAAGGTTCTAAGAGTGGTGTTGAATATTCATTTAAGTTATTGTCAGATGCTAATGCTGTTATTAAAGGATCTTTTAAGGATCTTATTGACGGAATCAGCAAAAGCAAAGGCGCTAGCGAGACTTACCTTGTTGTTCTTAAAAGCGGAACTGAAGACGTAATGAATTTAGATTTCTACGAGTACGACATCAATCAAGATAATTGGTTTGAGTGGGTAGGTGCTCCAGTTGCAAAAGAAGTAACAGCATATGAAGAAAAAGAATTTGAATTTGATTCACCAGACACTCCCGAGGAAGTTATGTCTGGATTAACAGGTGGCTCAATCACCATTAAAATAAAAGAAGACGGAAGCTTTATGCCCAAAAAACCTTCTGGTTACAGCAAATTAAAAGCAGATGAGAGGCGGGCTTACAATAAATCTTATGAAGAAACACCAGGAGAAGAAGTAGAAGTTCGTACTCCAAAAGCAGGTTTAAAGAGGCAAGGGTTGAAGAGAGAAGATGGTGAAACTCCAAATTATTTAATCCCTGGTAAAAAATATAAAATTCAAATTCCTAGTGGAACAAAGCGTGTTGTAGATTATGAAGCCAGCGCAAACTTCAAAGAGCTTTACAAAGACTTTTTAAAACCTGATGGATTTGAAGGTCCAAGCGGTGAAGACTTCGTAACTTATGTTGGAGAAGGTACTTATAAAAAAGATTCCGAGTTCTTTGATAAATTGAAGACACTCGGCACCTATACTGGCAAAGGCGGCGCAGGTCAGTTTATAACTCGCGGTTCTTACATGAAGAGGCATCCAAATGTGAGAGGCCCAGAAAGACTTACCTTAGATAGAGAGAAATTCCAAGCCGCCGCAAACGCTTATACAGATTTGGTTGGTAAACAAATTTTTGATATCTTTACCAACTTAGGCAATTTGATTGATGATGTATCAGGATACTTTTTAGGCGTAAGTGCCAATGAACGAAACAAATTCGCCGCCGCCGCTAAAGATAGATCAAAACAATTAGCAGAATCAGCAGAAGAGAACTTGGTAGAAATAACAGAAGACGACACTGAGCAGGCACTTCAAAGACAAAAATATAGAAGACAAGCTCGTGCAGGTCAAAGACAAATCGGCACGATGTCTGATGTTAGAGAATCAAAAGAATTTGATGATCAGCTACAGCTACTTATGAAAGAGGTGTTCGGTAGATGATCGTAATTACAATTGGCGAGCTTTCAATAGGCAAAAAGCTTAAATGTCCAGCAGCTACACAAGATCTAGAACTAAACACAAAGAACAGAGATGCTGCTATCAAAGCAGAACACATTCAGTACGGTCCTCTAAATGTAGACGAACCCGGCGATTACTGGAAAGACATTGCTGAACACTGGGATACAACAGAGGAAGCAGCAAAGAAATCACTTTGCGGTAATTGTGTAGCTTTCGACATCTCACCAAGAATGGATGAGTGTATGCCCGGTGAAACATCAGACGATGATGGTCGCTTAGGTTATTGCTGGATGCATCACTTCAAATGTCATTCCGCAAGAAGTTGCCGCACTTGGGCTAAAGGTGGACCAATTGAAGATGACGACATCTCAGCAGATTGGCAAGAGCGAAACAAGAAAAGCCTAGAAGAACGAAAGAAAAAGAAAGGCAAGAAAGACCGCTGCTACCGGATTGCTAAAAGAAAATACGATACTTTTCCATCTGCTTATGCTTCAGGAGCAATCGTTAAATGCCGCCAAGGTAAGATCTGGAAGGGCATAAAAGAATGACTCACGATCTACTAAAAGAATTAATTCTAGAAGAGTTAGATGCTCTACTAGAAAAGAAAAAGAAAGCCGG